TGCCCTTCCGATCTGGTCTACGTGCTCCGCTGCCACGAAGTTCGTAGTGGCATCGTGATCAACATCCGAACTCTGATCGAAGAGTCCTAGCCCCGTGTGCGCGGCAAGATCGTGATCAGTAAGAACGTCCGCAATTGCCGCCGGAAGCGCCACATGTTCCGCCGCTACGAAATCCGAAAAGCCGTCATGGAATGCACCGCCTGCCATTGCGGCGCCCGCAGCAGCCACGTTAACCGCATCAGTCACGTCAGCTAACGCCTCAATACCGTCAAGCTTGTCGCCATCTACTGAGAGATCCCTGCCGTCAATCGTCACGGCCGCATCCACCGCAAGATTGCCAGTCAGGTTTCGCGTGCCGTCCGCAAGGAGATAATGCGGATGATCATCGTCTCCGAGTCCGGCCAGCGCACCGTGATCAATGACTATTCCGGTCACATTAAGCGTCGTATCGGCTATTTCGAGATTTGCACCAACAGTCAACCATTTGAACGCGTTCTCACTCTCATCCCAAAATGCGATTCTATCGGCGCCAGGATCGGCCAGCGCTTCAATCCCTAAATGGCTCAGCGCCAGGGTGCGATTCGCTTCAATCGTTCCGCCGCCCGTCAGGCCAGTTCCGGCGAGAATTGACACGGCCGAATGATCGACGTGCTCCGCCGCTACGAAGTTAGTCGTTGCATCGTGATCCACATCGGAAGACTCATCGAAAAAGGAACTCTTGAGCCTTTGAATTGCACGGCGCACTTCAAGGGGATCGTCGCCGTGCGGTATTCTCTGCTGATTCGTCACTAGGAAAGCCTCCTACGGCCACTCTCCCTCACCTGTAGCATGACTTGCTCCATCGCCCATTTCCTGCCGGCCGTCCCCGTAATCTTGAGCATTGCCGCTTGGCCATGGCAGGCTGGGTAAATATCCGCATTCAGCCCGGCCACCCAAGTGCCCGAATCCGACGCATCCGCCGTGGCTGCCCCCTCGAAAGTGGAAGCAGGATGCAAGCTCCAGGTAACGTCTCCACTATCGGCCGCAATAATTCCAGAAGCCGAAATTACCCTCCCAAAGGAGCCATCCTTCGCGAGGCCGATAGGCCCCAGCATCGCGTAAGACTCAAAGGACGTACCGCAATCAGTCTCGGCCAATTGACTGAATCTACGCAGCTTCCCATCTCGGCATCCGAGCACGACACAGGAATCCTCAATCGCCGTCGACTGATAAGAGCACACCGCCAATGGCTCGTGACCGGAGGAAAGTGTTAAAGGCCAGAAAGTCTTTCGATCCCAATCGAACCACCAATGCGTTCTTGCATTGGATGATTCCTCTGATAGGAAAATGTAAATCCCCCTATCCACGGAATCGTACTCCATCAATGCCGTAACCGTCTCTGGATTAAGATTCTTGAACTCGCGCGGCAGCACTTCCCGCGATAGGGAAATCGGCGCCGAATCGCCGCCGGGCGCGAGAGCGTAGAGGCCGTCCAGCGATAGGAAGATCAATTCCCCGGCTGGGCCGTAGCACCAGGCCCCGGCGCCAATGATCCCGACGACGTGGCTTACAACATCCAGAGCCCCGCCGTATGCTGGATCGCCCCTGAGTCTCCAGAGCGAATCGCGACAGCCAATGATAAGGTAGTCGTCGCTATGCGGGGCGAGGGCCAGGATCGCCGTGCCGGGCACACCAGCCTCACTAGCGGGGCCAGAAATGGCCCTCTGTGAATCCTCCTGGGAATAGTCCCAATCGTCCGGATCGCCCTGACGCCCCATATACCAAGCGTGAGGGGCGATGTCATGCCCAGCCAGGACGATTCGATCCAGGTAGCGGCACACCAACGGGCAGCCCGTCGGGACCTGCCCTGTAGTGGCCCTATGGAGCGATAGAGTGCCCGCAGACGGGTCGTAGACCTTTGGACCTCTTTCGATACGGTAGGAGCATGTGCCGTCTCCCGGGGCCGCTGTGAGCGTCAGGCCCCCTGCCGCCACCGAATCAATCTCGTACGTCTCGGCCACGGTGGCACCACCCACGTTCGAGATCACTACCACGTCATCGTCCTTATCGATCCCGAGAGCGCTCCAGTCGGCCACCCCTGCCGCATCAAGTTCCGCCCCCGACACGGTGCCGTCCGTCCCCGTGACGCGCAAGTCGCCATAGTCCGCAACGTATAAACACTGTCCGCTCTGAGCCGCCGTCAGGAGCGTATCATCCCTGAGCGTCAAATCCGTAATCACCTGCGTCATCGTACCGTAGGACGACTCGTAGAAAAGATCCCCGACCGCCGAAGCGACCAAAACGGTACGAGAGCCAGTCAGCGTGCTCGTGGCATAGTATTGCACCCGAAAGACATTCGCCAGGCAAATACCCCCGTCGACTGTGCATTCCATGCCGAAACCGACACGCACCCCCGCATGGGTGTCCACCGTCCCGGACATGATCTCGGTACCGTTCCAGTAGACCTTTACGTCGTCTCCGTCGACTGTAGCGGAAAGCCACCCCGGGAGTGAGGAACCCAGCGTGTCGTCGCAAGTGTCCGTTACTGTATCAGTTCCGGTGTCGTAGGAAGTGAGGGTTCCAGTAAAGGAACCGTCCGTACCCGTCATCGTCAACTCAACCACCACGCCGTCCGTCGTGATGTCAGGCGTTGCGTCGTCCAATCTGAAGTACAGACGATACTTCCCGTGCCAGGCGCCTTCCCAGGGCGTCAAGAACATCTCGACCGTATAAGGATTCGCGGAATCAATCGACAACGCATCACGAACCACCTCCCCCTCTGCTGTATCCGTATCCACGCTAGCAAGCGCTTCGGGGAGAATACTCGGAACATCTTCCGCCCAGTCTGCCTGCGTCCATGCAGCCGCCAGGGAGGAGCCAGAGAACGTGTCGGACCAGGCCGTGAAGTTGTCCCCCAGGGCCAGCACCGCTGGAAAGAGGAGGCGCACATTCGCGCCAAGGTCCGTCATGTGCGACTCAAGGAGTCCCGGCCGCCCCCCCCCGCGTTCACGACCTTCAATCGTGGCCATGGACCGTACGTTATTCAGATCGTACGAGGAATAAGGTGCCTGCTGCCGATAGGCCCCGTGTCGATTGAGGCCCGCCAAGGGGAACATGATATGGAGATCACGCTTCTTTGCCATTATCTACCCTAATAGAAAAGCACAGCCGCCCGGGTAGCCTGGAAGGCATCCAGGCGACTGCCAACGAATTGGGCCCGACTACCCCGCGTTAGCGAAGAACGGTTCCAGCAATCCGAGATCCCTCACCGAGAGCACATTGCTCTGGTCGGCACTTATGGCGTCCAGTACGTCCCCCAATTCCAAGCTGCACGGCGCGAGATCGCACTCTCCGTTCAAGATTTCCGAGAGACGAACAGCGTACTCCTCGAACTCTTCGGTATTAGGCTCGATCTTTGCCTGCTGTCCGGACTTGGTTTCCGTAAGCTCGTGGATCAATGCCACACGTTGCTTCTCGGCAATGTCGTATTCCCCCGAAACAAGCTTCGCGTACTTCAGGAGCTTGTACGCCACCTGCGGCTTCATCTTGAGTGCCGTCAAAACTTGCCACGCGCCCATCGCCTGCCACACATCACTAAGCGTCATTCTCTTCTCCTCGTTCCAAAGAAAGAAAAACCCGACGGCCACCATGACCGCCGGGGCGAATTTACTTCAACTCAGTCAGCATCCGGCTCGTCATACAAGTAGATATACCGAATCCCTCCACCTGCCGTCGAACAGAATGGAATGCTCCCAACGGCGGCTTTCGTTGGAGTACCCTCCTGGTAACCAAGGGCCAAGGTGAGATCATTGCAGTTGAAAAGTGCGTCAACTTCCGAATTCGCACCACTGAAATTCAATTCCCAGAGCGAACACCACGCAGGATCGCTTTGCAGCAAACATTGGTATTTCGCCCAAGCGATATTACCACCAAGCGTACCCGTCCCATCATAGATGCCATCGTTATGAACCTGAGTGTAATTGGAAACAGGCAAAACCGCATCCGTTCCGATATTGACCCAAGACGAAGTTGCCGTGACCTGCCCAGTCGCAGTCCCGGTGACGGTCAGATCAATCTCATGCGCCCCGTATCCATCCGTCATTGCCGGAGTGGCGCAGGTGTAAAGGAATCGCGACCCGCGAGCGTCAGCCGGCAACGCAGTGACCGTCATCGAACTGGCCTGCGTAGTCACGGACAAACTAATACCGATATCAGCCGCTCCGGCTTCGACAGTAATGGCAGTCGGCCACGCATAGCAGCCGGTGCTTTTCTTGAGGCGAATACCGGCCAGCGTACCACCGATGGTCGCCTCATCATCAACACTGCAATCAACAACCACACCATTCAGATGGCCTGTCGAGAGATTAAGCCCCGACGCCGCAATCACCGAGAAACTACCAGCGGCGGTCGTGGTCGAGGCGACTCCGCCAATTTCAGTCGTACCGGAGACTTCCACCCACCCCATCACGCCAGCGTGATTACCATTATCAAGATCGGCTTTGACGCGCAACTTACCAAATATACCGATATGACTCGTATTGGTAGTCTGCGCTAACTCAATTGCGTACCGAGCGTAAATGCCCGCGGTCGAACCCGTATCACCGGCAACGATATTCTCGTTTGCCTCGCAGTGAACTTCGACAGCGAACGGATACGCAGTTGTGAGATCGACACCAGTATCCTGTACGCCCATCCGAAACACGCCCTGGCCCTGAATGTCAATGGCCCGAGTCGAGTTCATGATCTTAACGCCAATTGGCCAATCGGCCGCGCCAGCTGCCTTGTCAATCAAGACCGCAGCGCACGTCCCGTCGTTCGTGATCGTCCCGGTGCCAGTTGTCTCAACGTGCAATCCACAAGCCTCGCCGCCACCCTTGGTTGTCAACTTCGTGCCGT